GATGGAAGACCGTCCATTCGTAAGCTATCAGCACGATATAGTCCCAAATAAATTCTGGGGTAGAGGGATTTGTGAGAAAGGATACAATCCACAGAAGGCTTTAGATGCAGAGATGAGAGCACGTATTGATTCTCTAGCACTAACAACTACACCTATGATGGCTGCCGATGCTACAAGACTACCGAGAGGAGTCAAGCTAGAGGTCAGACCGGGCAAGACAATACTTACTAATGGAGACCCTAGACAGGCTATTATGCCTTTGAGCTTAGGAACTACTGACCAGAATACATATAATCAAGTAGCAAGTCTACAGAGTATGATACAGATGGGCACAGGTTCGGCAGATACTGGAGTAAGTCCAGAGAGAGCTACATCTGCTGGTATGTCTATGCAACAGTCTTCAGCTATCAAGAGACAGAAGCGTACACTGATGAATTTTCAGAATACATTCTTAATCCCTATGATTAATAAATCATTATGGAGAAAGATACAGTTTGATGTAGATAGATATCCTGTTAATGATTATAAGTTTGTACCTTATTCGACTATGGGTATTATGGCTAAAGAACTAGAAGCTCAACAGATGGTCAGTTTACTACAAGCTATACCTAAAGATTCTCCAGCATTTAATGTGATATTATTATCTGTATTCCAGAACTCTAGTATGCACAATAGAGACCAGATAGTACAAGCTCTTATGGAGGGTGCACAACCTAATCCTGAAGAAGAGAAGATGGAACAGATGGGTAAAGAACTTCAACTACAACTATTACAAGCTGAAGTTCAGAAGACTATGGCAGAAGCTCAGGAAGAATCTACTAAAGCTATGAAGAATGCAGCAGAAGCAGGAGCAGCACAGCCGAATGAATTGAAGATTCAAGAGAAGTTCCTTAAATTACAGAAAGATTTAGCACAAATTGATAAACTAAGAGCGGATACTGAGAATACTCAGAGTGAAACTATGAGAAATATTCCTGAAGTAGAGCATCTTAAGTCTGAAACTCTTTTAAATATAGCATCAGCAACGGAGAAGTTGCAAGGATAAATCGTGGTAACAGACGATAAAGAATTTTATGCCAATAGAATAAATCTAGTCGAGACTGATGGGTGGATAGACTTAATTGAAGAATTAAAAACTCTATCCGAATCAGTGAAACGAATAGATTCTATTGATAACGAAAGAGACCTTTGGTTCGCTAGAGGTCAGTTGTCGATTCTAAGACAGATGATTGTTTTAGAAGAAGCAACAAAAGCAACGATGACAGAACTAGATTTATAGCGTCATCATTTTTTAAAACTTCATAATCCCTAACGGGACGGAGGCAATGATATGAGCAGTATAGTAGTAGACTCTGAAGAAATTTCAGAAGATGTAGAGGTAGAAAACACGGTAGAACCAGATGAAACCCTAGAATCACTAGGAGCAGAAACAGAAGAACCTGCTTCAACTATTCCAGATAAGTTCTCAGGTAAAAGTGTAGAGGACATTGTTAAGAGTTATCAAAACTTAGAACAAGAACTTGGTCGTAAGAGCCAAGAGATTGGAGAATTAAGAACTCTTTCTGACAGTTTCCTCAAAGCCGAAATATCTAGAAATGATACTCAGACAAGTCTACAAACAGAAAACTCAAACGGTGAGACAGAAGGTGATTTTTTTGAAGACCCCAGTAAAGCGGTCAATTCTTTAATAGAGAATCATCCAAAGTTTCGAGAGTTCCAAGAGTTCCAAGCTAAACAATCGCAAGATACTAGCAAGGCACAACTGGAACAGATTCATCCAGACTATGTAGACATCGTACAAGATTCTAAATTTCAGGATTGGGTCAAAGCTAGTAAGTTTAGGACCGACTTGTTTCAAGCAGCGGATGCCTATAACTATGCAGCAGCCGATGAATTATTGACGCACTGGAAAGAGCGTTCTATGATTGATAAGACTGCTGAAGTTAAACAGCAACAAGCACATAAACGCAAGAAGAACCTAAAAGCTGTTAAGACCGAATCCAGAGTATCATCTGAATCTACAGCAGGTAAGAAAACATATCGAAGGGCTGATTTAATTAGATTAAAACAGAATGACCCTAATAGATATGCAGACTTAGCTGATGAAATATACACTGCCTATGCAGAAGGAAGAGTCAAATAATATTAACATTACTATACAGGAGTAATTTATGGCAACAGGTGTTATAGGCACTAACCATCAAACGACTACTACGGGTGCACAATTCATACCAGAACTATGGTCTGATGAGACGATTGCAGCGTATAAGTCGAACTTGGTGGTCGCTAATTTAGTTACTCGCTTAAATCATAAAGGTAAGAAAGGTGATACAATTCACATTCCAACGCCAACACGTGGTTCAGCGACAGCTAAAGCAGCAAATACAAAGGTATACATTCAGGGAGACACTCACGGTGTAACCAATCTTTCGATTGATAAGCACTATGAATACTCTGTCTTAATCGAGGATATCACTGAGGTTCAAGCACTCAGCTCACTTCGTAAGTTCTATACGGATGACGCAGGATATTCTTTAGCTAAACAAGTCGATACCGACTTACTAGACCTCGCAGAAGCGTTTCAAAGTGGTGATACCACTGGCGGAAGCTCTGACAACTCTTATGCAGAGGCTTACATTGGTACTGGTACGACTTTATTTACTGGAACAAATGAAGCAGCGATTGATGACGCTGGTATTCGTGCATTTCTACTAAAATTAGATAATGCAGATGTACCAATGGATAATCGCTCGTTGATTTTACCTCCAATTGCAGCCAGCACTATGCTGGGCATAGCAAGATTCACTGAACAACAGTTCATTGGTGATGGTTCTGCAATCAAAACAGGTAAGATTGGACAAATCTACGGTGTAGATATTTTCATTTCTACTAACTGTGACACTTGTAAAGTTGGAAGTGGAACAGGAAACTCAGGCGGTGGTACTGAGCGTGTTGGTGTATTAATGCACAAAGACGCTTTAGCAATTGCAGAGCAAGTAGGTGTTCGTTCACAAACTCAATATCAGCAGCAATATCTTGGTGACTTGTTTACAAGTGACACAATTTATGGTGTTGGTGAGTTGCGTGACAATGCTGGACTTGCTTTTGTAATGCCGGCTGCGTAACAGTAGTTAGTTAAGCTGAAGCCCCTTCTAATCTGAGGGGGCTTTTCTGAATTAATTAGGATATAATTATGCCATTCTACGATTTTGAGTGTAATAGTAAACATACTTTTGAAGAGCAGTGTTCATATGAGCAGAGTAAAAAAGGTTTTGAGTGCCCTGAATGTGGTAAGAAAGCCAAGCGTATCTTCTCAGTAAATAAGGTTAACCCTACATTTGGTTATAAGTCTACTATATGGAATCAGAGAGAGAAGCATAGAAAGAAACATATGATACCAAATCAATCTTATACAGGATAATGAGTATATGGCTAGAAAGAAAATTAATCCAAGTTTATTTGAGGACTCTTCTAGTCTTCTAGAGCTCGCTGCGTTTAAAAAGAAGATTAAAAGATTGTATGATGAAATTCTAGAGCGTGTCTATAAAGCAGAAAATCCTGGGGCTAGTCCTGAAGAGATTCAAGCCTATGTAGAAGAGAATGGTCTTCAGTTCCCTGATGAAGATGTAGCTGAAGATACTGACGAGATAGATAACCTAATGGAAATGTTAGATGATATGGTTGATACAGATGTACAAGAACCAGCGTCAGCATTATCTACAGAAGATAAACCTAAAGAACACAGAGGAGACGAACTATCGTCTAAATCTCACGAGAAGGGTGATAGAGTTGAAACAAAGGATTTAAAGGATAAGATGGGAGGTCTATTTAGTGTTAAAACAGATGAAAGAAAGAGAACAGCTACTAAATCACTTAAGATTCCTACCGGTCCAATCATTGAAAGAGATACTTCTACTGCTCACAAAACAGAATTTGCACCACTAGTAGAGAAATTCAGAGATGAACTTAGGAGTCTAGCAGATAGACAGAGGTCAGGAGTTCAACAACTTAGGGATAGATTATAGTGGCTAAGAAGATTAGAATAAGAGGTAAGATTCGTCCTTTAACTAGGAGTTTCAGACCAGACGGTAGGCTTCCTTGGAGGAAGCAGAAGGCTCTAGCAGTGCTTGCCGGTAGAAGACTTTTTGATAGTCCGATTTTCTCTATAGGACAAGAAATACTACTTGAGAATGGAATTGATTATCTTGTTATAGAAGCCTCTACACCATCATCACCTAACTATATTATTACGGAGTAATCAATGGCACAAACTAAAGTATCGGCATTATCAGCATTAACCGCACCAGATGGAGCAGAAGAATTACTCATTAATGATGGTGGAACGAGTAAGAAAATAACCATTACAAATGTAAGTAAGCTGAATTTAAAAGGTGGTGATTTAACATCTGCCTCTCCTTTAGTTATTGATACAGATGGTAATTACTTTGATGTAACAGGAACTACTAACTTTGCAGCAATGACTGTAGCTGCTAATAGACAATTCACATTGCAGTTTGATGGTGTGCTAACAATGACACACAATGGTACTGCTTTAGACTTACCATCAGAGGCAAACATAACGACAGCAGCAGGAGATGTAGCAACCTTTCAATCGACAGGTGCTAATACAGTCCAATGTATAAGTTATACGAGGGCGGATGGTACAGCAGTTGTTGGTGCTGGTTATACTCTACCAGAAGCAAATTCAACTACCAAAGGTGGAATAGAATTATTCAGCGATACTGACCAAAGTGTTGCAGGTACTTCTGTAAGTGCCACAGCAGCAAGAACATACGGTCTACAATTAAATTCTGCTGGACAGGGTGTTGTCAATGTGCCTTGGGTTGATACTAATACTACTTATTCCG